ACCCCTTCTTGCTGAACGGCTGCAATATCTAGCAGCGACTGAAGCATTGGGTTCAGTGTTTCGAGTCCGGTTACAGGGTCAACAAATATAGCCCTGCCAAAACGACCACCTTCACTAAACAGTGAGATGAGGTCGTCTATGTTGAGAGCGCCTTGCCCTAAAGCGGTTGGGACATTGGTTGGTATGGCTCCACCTGTTGAGAGCGTGTCACCAAATGCTCCAGCCTGCGAAGACAGTCCTACTCCAGCATCAGCAGCAGCAGAGCCTTCTTGGACTCCACTGAACAAGCCAGCAATAGACGCTCCGCCATCAAGCCCTTCACCACCCCTCCCTTGAAGTGCCAATTCCTCGAAGGTGCTTCCGCTTGGTGTAAGCGTAACCGCAGGGTCGAACGTAGAAGGAATACCTAATTCTGTGTCAGAAATATCTGAGGGGTCTCCACCGCCAATATTAGATAGTGCCGCCCCTACAGGAACAGTTTGTATGTTCCTGCCTTCTGCATGTATCTGTTGGAACCGTGGAGAGTTTTCAATAACTTCAGGGCCGTTGAATACAGCATCTTCTCGTGCTGGCCCATTGAAGAAGTTCTGTGCGGCAGCAAACGGAATACCAGTAAGTGAAAGTGCTCTACCAATCTCGAACATCGAGTCGGTATCAAAGTTCAGAGCAACTTCTCCGCCAACGAACCTGCGGTACGGCAAGGGGATAACTACTTGTCGAGCCACTTACACACCTCCTGCCGGATTGAACGGCAATGGTTTTATTTCCTGCTTTTCTCCACCTGGAGGGTCTATCTGAGGTGCAGGAACCTGCTCTGGAACAGACTCTAGGTACTGCTTTATGACCTCGTCAAAGATGACGAAGGCATTCGTAACCATGTCTGAGCCTTGTTTCTTACTAGCCATTATCGCCCTGCTGGTAGTTGAGACGTTGGAACTCTACGAGACCCGTCTCTTGCTGGTGAACTTATCTGTCGCGCCACGAGGTCTGCTTCACCGATAGAGCCTGGAATTACAGGTCGTGTCGTTGTTGGCTGTCCAGTTCCAACTGCTTGCGGTCGTGTGCCAGCCTGATTACCAGTGCTGAAGTTACCAGCGTTCGGCAACTGTGTAGCGCCTTGAGTATCAAGAACGCTCTGTGCTAACTGGTTGGCTTCCTGTGAAGTCCCACCGGCAGACTCAATAATGTTCTGTAGCAGCGGAATACGTTGTGCTGCAATACCTTCAAGCATCCCTTGAATCTGTTCTGAACCAAGGAACTTCTGAGCAAGAAGTTTACTCTGCACTTCTAATGCGTTAGATATACCGGCTTCTCTGAGCGCAGTATCGTGGTCTACGAAGCCTTCACGCCATCGTTGTGACCAGATGTTGAGGAGTCGTTCACGTTCTTCTGGAGCAGTTGGGTTCAACTGTACAAAGTTAACGTAGTGACCCTTGATGTCTTTAGGGGCAATCGTTGCGCTGATAGTTCCTGCTTCAGTCTGACCCCAAACAGTAACTCGGTCATTCACTACGTTTTCGATAATGCTAAGAATAATTTCGTTACGGTGCTGTAGTCCTCTATTGGACGCATTCAGCCACGCTTGGAAGTTTAGTCGTCCAACACCAGACAATACCGCTGTTTCGTATCCAGAAGCCGAACCTGTGGGGCGTTGACCTCTAGTTACTGATGGCGCGGTATTGGACTCGATTGCCTCATCGAACATGTTCTTAGCGAGCATGATCGTTTGTGGAGGTTCAGGGACGCGAGCCACTTCTACAGTTACGTTCGGGGGAACGACGTTTACTGCGCCCGGGGTGGAGTCGTATTCGTTGGCAGCCTCTTCTGCCATTGATGGTGGCCCTGAGAAGTCTCTAACGGGCCACGTTGAATTAGCAACAATGTCAAGATATTGAGAAGCGAGGCGTGACTCTGCTCGCAGCATTTCAAAGTTGCCATCTAAAATCCCCCAGTAAAGGTCTTCTGGCTTGTTGCCAAGCGTAGTCAGTCCGGTCTGAGGCCAGTACATAGTCCACGGACGCATCTTGTATCCGTGTTTGCGTGGTCTCATTACCCAGTTACGATTAGCAACATACGCTACCTGAGAGTGTGTCCACACTTCTATGAACATNGAGCGTCCTGAGTCAGCGCCAACCCANCCNGGGAAGTGAGCGTGTATCCACTCGTTGTCNATGTCAAANAAATGAATTACCCAACGAGGGTCTGTGCCGTTGTTGGTATCCCAGATCAACTGCTGNGGGTTAACAGCTTTCGTCGTTACAGGCCATTCAAGAGACCGTTTCTCCATAACNTCTTCAAGTTCTTCCATGTAACGGGACATATCACCAGTNTCGTCTGGTGGTTCTGGGAAGTCAGACCANCTAGCCCCGATGAACTCNGTCTTTTCCCACGCTACCCCGTAAGAGGCTGTNTGGAAGTTCACAGTACGTCGAGTAGGGTTTTCCTGTTCGAGTCGGTCGTTAGCACCACGCAGGAACTTCTCTATCTTCTCTGCACGAGCCTGACCACGAGGCCCTGGTGGTGGAACAGTGATGTCTATAAATGGTGGGGTGATATGGTCTGTTAGAGTCTTGACTGTAGAGTGAGCAGTACCGAGTCGTACTTTCGTACCGTTTTCAGTTACAGGAAAGTCGAACTCACCCTTTACGAACTCGTCTACTGTTCGACATTTACGCCAGAACTTTCCAAAGGTCATACGTCCTTTAGACATTGTTGCCTCGACCCAGTTCAAAGTNATGTCTGGTTCGTTCAGGCGGTCAGCGCGTTCTAACGCAATCGTTTCTTCGTTAGACCCTCGCACTGGCGGCGTGGTCATATTCGCTGTGACTATGGCTGGGGTTGTCATTTAGCGAACAGCTTCCTCTGCGATAATCTTGTCTACCTCATCGAGATAGTTCAAATGCCTTGATTCTCTGGTCAAACCAATGAAAGATACGGTCTTACCGCGCCTTCTTCTTGGGGAAAATTCCGGTGTTAACGGCTCTGACCCAGATGAAACNTTCTTTTTTGTTCTTGTGCTATGAGCATACTCTATTGGTTCACACCCGTACAACGCAAGTAACTCTGCGTCAACCCAGTCATCGTGTCTACCACTCGACGGAGCAAAGATATGTCCACGGTTGGCAGTCTCTTTGTGGGTCATATCCAGTAGTTGAGACTCTAATTTCTTCCATTCGGGTGGGAACGACACAGCCTCGTGTTCGAGTGCCACACGGTACGGCAAGAACAGATCGTGATATTTGGATACGGGAGTGAAGTTAAACCCGACAACTGGTATTCCAAGTGTCAGCATCTCCTGAAGCATGATGTCTTTTGCGATCTGACCACCAAGGCCAGTAGAGTCCATAGTGATCTGCCTGAGATTCCAGCGTTTAGATTCTCCGAGAATCGTCGCTAACTGGATATTCCAGTCCGTTTTCAGTAACTCAGTTGCAGATACAGATTCGCGTGTCTTGTAATCTTTTACAACAAGTACGGTAGCGTCGTTAGATCGCCCAAGGTCTAGTCCTGCAACGTACTGTCTGGTTGGGTCTGGCTTATAGAGTTCTTTGCCTCTAGCCGCCACGTCTACCTTACGGAAGAAAGCACCAGCGCCTTCTGGTTGAACTGCCATATATAGACGGTTCCACTCTTCTTCCATCATGGTTTCTTTGTCTTCGAGTATTTCTTCCTTCTGTTCGTCTGTCAGCAGGGGGTTGTCGAAGGCAGTCCAAGAAAACGCCTCACGCCTTCTCGAAGGTTTACTTTTTGCGAGTTTGAAGTTACGGGCAAACCAATGCGCTGGAGAAACTGGTGGTATTCCTTCAATAAGAGCGCGACCTGCTCTTCCCGGTGAACTGAGTGTAGGTCGTAGTTTGTTCCAGCCACGTTCATCCACCTCCTGAGCCTCGGTTACATGCAAGAAATCTAAGCCAACACTCTGTAGTGACTCAGGGTTATCAGCAGACTTCAATTCCCAGAAAACAATAGGTCGAGGGCGTGGCTTTCCGTCCTTGCCTCTCAGCCATGCACCGTTTTTGTCTTTGAATGTAAGCCAAACGTGGAGTGCGTCTTCTTTGAAACCAGAGCCTCTTCCACCGCCACGGCGGTTTTCTCGGTACGGGTTGGTTCTTGCAACGAGGTGTTCTGGGATGAACGCCTGCATTTCGTTCCATACCTGATACATCTGCGCCTTTGTAGGGGCTACAGTCCACACATGGATGGCAGGAACCAGTCGTGCTTCTTCTGCCGTCTGTTTAGGCTGCCCTGGGAGTTGCACGTACTCATGGGACAACTCTTCAATTACAGCAAGGTCTTCTTCCAGCGCAGAGCGTGTTTTACCACCTCTTCGTCCAGTCTGGTTCCATTTGACTTTGGCGCGTGACTGATGAAGTTTCAGTTGGTGTTCATGCGGCTGGTAGGGCATTTACCGATCTAGGGCACGTGCGGCTTTGACTGTCTGTAATGCTTTCTTCTGCGGTTCTGGCGCGCCGTGCTTGTAGCACACTTCGTAATCTTGAGGCGGGCTATAAAAGCAAGACGGCTCAGAACACTGTCGGAACTTGGACTTGCCGACTATAAAAGTATCTTGCGAAACCACTACTTCTTCCCAGTACGCTTGCGAACAGTCCTCTTGACTGTATTCACGGCTTTCTCAATCGGAGTCTCGTACCCCTCAAACAGAACAGTAGATCGTGGCGGAAGTCCAGCAATGAACTCATCCCGATCACTACCAGTCAACTTATCAGCGGACTTGAAATCCCAATCCCTAGCGTATCGTTCGTCTCGTGCGGTCGTCATGCTTCTTCTCTCCATGTCCCAAGCCCAGAACTATCAGTGGCTCTCTGAGGACCTTCAGACTCCGTAACACCATCAGGATTCCCAATGTCATCACGGTCTATGTATCGCTCGTTCATGTCCATCATACCGTTACTCTCAACGACGTTGGAATGAAACGCTGTTGCCTTGGGATTCTCGTCTAACGAGGCATAACTCGTCAACTCGCCCTCTCGCATATAAACAGTCTTGATCTGGGAAGCAGTCAACCGCTTCACCCAACTTTTACGACCGTAAGGGTAATCACCCTCCGCCCTGTAAGCATCTATAGCAGCACTCCATGTAGGAGTCTTACGTATCAACTCCTGTATGTCATCAACACTCCAACCCCACTGCTTCACCATATCCTCCACAGCAGCGTCACTGGAACCCCAGTCCTCCAAAGAAGCATAAATACGCCTGAGACGACGAGGCCATTCCTTCCACTCAGGAACAGCAACATTCACCCGATACTCAATCTTGTCGTAACTTTGAGCAGACATTCACTCGTGTTCTCCATCAGTCAACATCATGTGAGTCAACACAGTCGCATCCAAACAGTCCTCACACAACCACTCGTCCTGCAAAGCATCTATCTGGTACAAATCAAAACGCTTCTTCTCACACGCAACACATATTGGTATCTGTGTACTCATAGTAAACACACCATAGCACCACACACCTAAAAATATGACCGCCCAAGGCGCAAACTAGGGAAGACAGGCACGGACATGCCCAGGAGAACACAAACACCTCAGACGGTCTACAAGAACTTTAGCAGACAGAGAACAGCAACACGACAGCAGACCAGAGAACACACAGAACTCAGCGCATGGCAGCAGGGAGACTAGAAAACTTCAGCGCTGTGAGGGGCACATACCCATATAAAGAAGGGGGCTGCCTCCCTATCGGCGCACGTTTCCTCACGCACGCACATGTTCCTTTAGCGCACAGCATGCCCATATATACCCGTCAACTTCCACAGCAATCCGCATCGTTTACCTGTTGACATGCAGGGGAGCATATGCAAATATAGATGAACACTAGTTGATTGGAGACAACTGAGATGCATTGCGAATACTACCTACACGACGAGATTAGCACAGACGCTAAGGTGAAATGGTCGGGCTTGAACGGATACCGTTGCGACGACTGCGCTCACGACGATGAAACGCTTGAACTTCTCACTTGTGGCTGCCCTAACAAAAGCGGACACTAGCCCTAAACCGAATCCCAACCGATGCGCCCAGGTTTCACAGCTTGGGCGTTTTCGTTTAACTATTCCCTCGCGTGTGCACGCGCATGCACGTGTACGTTAGTTAACTGGTTTACTGGGCAAACTAGGCGTACTGGGAAAACTGTGGGGAAGCTGACAGTTAACGTATAACTCTCCGGTTAACGTGTGTACTGGTGTACGCGTACGTTACTGTTTGCTTGTTTGCGCGTGTATACGCGTGAACAGTGTTCTCTGGTTTTCTTTGGTTTGCGGTAACCATGAGGACAGTTTACCTAGTGCCTCCATGCGTTCACGAGTTCACTTCGGATGCTACTGTCGGTTAACTTCAGAGAGAAAACTTAACAAAAGAGAGAGTTTCTTCTGTTTATACCGGCGCAAGATTCGATTCCCTGTTGGGTCGAATCGCCTGGGGCAGCTACTTCCAGACTC